GAACATCACCGTGGGGACTACTGCCGTGAACCTCTCAATGGGCGACCGCAACATAGCACCGACCGGGACGATTTACGTCCGTATCGGTACGGCCATCCCGACAGGAACCGATGCCGCGCTGCCCGTTACGCTCTCACTGAACGGCAACACCCGCCAGTTGACATTCTTCGGAGGCCAGCCCGTGACGGTGGCCGACCTTCAGGGGACAGGCGTACTGGAAGTGTTCAACGACCTCGGCAACAACATCCTTCAGCTGATGAGCACACCCGCTCCGGCAACGACATAATTAACAAGAGTATTAACAATCAAAAGAACTATGACTATGAATAATTTTTCAGAACTTCAAATCGGTGCGAACTTCTACGTTATCAGCACCAACGGCGGCTTACAGGTAGCCGTCGGCACAGTGAAAGGCAAATCGGCACCCTACTGGCCGATGAACAACACGCTCAACTCCCAGTTGGTTGACCTCACCGTGAACATCGGCGGTCAAGACCGAGTAGTTCCAGGACTTCCAATCAGCCTCGAAGTGGCAGGACGCGACCCGGAAATCTACACGGGCAACCGCGAGACGGCAGAACGCATCATTGACGAGAAGATGGAAGAAGCCGACAAGATTCTCCAGAATCTCAACTACTACAAGAAACTGAAGCAGGACGGTCCCAAGTGCAAAGAGGTCATCAACCCCGGCTATGCAGCCACCGTGCGACAGGCTGAGACCATCCAGAGCCTACAGGCAGAACTGGCAGCGACAAAGGGCGAACTCAAGGGCATGAGAGACATGCAGGCAAAGACGCTCGAACTGCTGGAAAAACTGAGCGGCGGCGCACCGGCACCGGCAACGAAGGGAGGGAAAAAGGACTCATAGTCATGGCGACTGCGATAAAAACAGATAAAGCAATGATTTACGATCCAAACAGCGGAACAATCATTTTGACCAACGACGGCCATGACCTGAAGGAGCAGATGCGCGAACAGATGCGCCACCAGTTCCGAACGGGCGGCACGGGCGGCAACTATCGCACCATGACCGTAGGCCGTGAGTTTGAACAGGGCTACCGTGACGGCTACCGCGAGGGCTACGAGCAGGCTATGCGCGACAAACACATGGAAGGCCAGCACCTCGACTACATGACTCCCGAAGAGCGCGAAGCCTACATGAAAGGCCAGCGCGATGCCTACGGGCGCAACGGTGCCGAGAACCGCAACCAACTCTAAAGTGAATTGACGAATGACAGCACAGCATCTTGACATCGAAGGCTACTGGGACGTGACCGTACTCTACGACGTATGGCCGCAAGACCTCGGCGAAGTGGGCGCAAGGCTCAGCTCACTGGGTGCCCCACGGCAGATGGTGGAAGATGCCGTCAGCAACCTGCAGGGATGGAACGCAGGCTATACGCTCACCTCGATGGGCCGGTGCGAAAGCATCGTGTGCATAGGCCGCGCCACCAGTCTGCGGGAGTTCCTGAACACCATCGACCACGAGACCGACCACGTACAGGCGCACGTCGCCGAATACTACGGCGTGACACTCGGCACGGAGCAGGCAGCCTACTTGCAAGGCTACGTCGGTGGTCGTCTGCTGGAGTTCGTCGTAAAAATGATTATTAACCAAAGCAACTGACAGCAGTATGAGCCTACTCACGGACAAATTCTTCTACAGCGCACTGACACAGAGCGAAGATGTGACGGCCATCGTAGGCGACCGTATCTTCAATCCCGCCCGCCCGACTGTGGACGAGGACGAAGACAAAATCCCATACATCATCATCACCTTCGACGGTTTGCAAAACAATGCCGATACGAAGGATGACGGCGTGGAGGGCGACGAAGACCGCGTGACGGTCAGCATCCTGTGTGTGCATGAGGACTGCGACGCCCTTGGCGACATGACCGAACTTGTGCGCCAGACCCTTTGCGACTATTGGGAAGCACACCAAGGCGAACCGCTGACCCCCATCGGCTGGCAGTTCTCTGCGGGCCGCGTGGACTATGACCCCGACAAGCCCTGCTGCTATCAGTTGCTTACCTATCAATGTAACACCAATAAGTAGTTATGGATAACGGCATCAAGACATCACTCCAGGAAGAGCTGCTCGGCAAGGGCAGCGTGACGCTCACGGCCAAGAGCCGCGAGGAAATCTACAGCCAGTGCCAGACATTGGTTGACTCTCTCCCAGAAGGCACCAAGTGGACGCGCACCATCTGCCAGTACCACCCCGACACCTTCAGCTTCGAACAGACAGTAACAATCACCAAAAAGTAAACAACTATGGCATTAAAAAAACTGAAAGGTCAGCACTTTCGCACATTTGTCAACGGCAATGCCGTCCCTGAAGCCTCCAGCTGCCAAGTGAGCATCACTGGCAATATGGAAGACGCAAAGACCAAAGACTCTGAGGGCTCGTTCGGCATGGAGCAGATGACCTCACGCTCATGGTCGGTGCAGGTGGACAGCTACGAGGCCACAGCCGCCTCGCTCATCGCCGTCATCCAGCAGTTCATCAGCGACGAGAAAGTGCAAGTTGGCTGGGACGAGACCAAGGAAGTGGCAGGCTCCCAGAACCGCACGCCCAACAACGCCGCCTTCGCCCGCTCGGGCCTGGCAATCCTCAACGACTTTACCATTCAAGCCAATAACAGAACTAATATACAGGTCACGCGCCAGTATATGGGTGCTGGAGCATTGGCATAACCTCTAAAACATTACGACTATGGATAAAGGACAACATCTCAGACTCTTCATCGTAGAAGGTAGCAGCAACAAGGTGATCGCCATGAGTACCGAATTGAGCATTCACGGCTCGGCACAGACCGAGAACAGCACGACCAAGGACACCACCGACTCCACGGGTGCCGTGTGGGATGAGAACGATGTGACGGGCCGCACCTACGACATCAACTTCTCTGCCCTCGTTGCCAGCGGCACGGACACCGGCAAGACTTTTGCCGACATGGAAGGCAAGGTCAACGACGAGATTATCAACTGGAAGATAGCCCTCGCCAGCGGCGAGCAGAACCGCACGATGGGCATCGTCATTTGCTCTGGTCAGGGCAAGATGACCAACGTGCAGGCTACCGGCCAAGTCTCTCAGCAGGCCACCTACAGCGGCACCATCAACGGTTATGGCCCGCTGGTGCCCGGCTCACTCTCATAACAGCGCGACGGGCCGTTAGTACGCCCGTCGCCCGTTTTTTAACGTTCAGTATGTTGCGATAGTATCGCAACCATCATTTAAAATATATCGGAACTATGATCCACGAAGAAATTACACTTGCAGGCAAGCCCGTCACACTGGGCTACTGCTACGCCACCGAAATCGCCTACAAAGACCTGTCGGGCGAAGACATTGCCACCATCATCCAGGAGACCATCGCCTGCGTAAACACTCAGCCCGCACGGATGCCCGACGCCAAGCGCAGCATCTACCTCGTGCTGGCCGCTGTCATGGCCTACTATCAGAGCCAAGACAAAGACGCGCCTATCAAGGACACTGACCTGATGAACGACACCACGCCGCTCGAACTCGGCACGGCCCTCGGCACCATCATCAACCTCTGGGCGAAGTTCTACAATATCCCCAAGGGCGAACCCAAAGACAAACCAGCGAAAGGAAAGGGCAAGGGAAAAAACTAAGCAACGCCCACGACATCTACCAGCTGCTCGTGGGCGAGATAGGAATCCCTCGCCGTGAATTCCTCTACGACATCCGATTCTGGGAAGTGCGACGCATCATCCGCGGCTACCGTCGCCGCGACCTGCTGAAGCACCAACTGATGGCCGAATGTGTCTATGCCGCTATCCACGTCATGCGCGACCCCCAAGGCAAGACCGTGGCCGACATGTTCCCCATGCTCTTCGACTACGACGATGACGACGACGAGCCGCCCATCTCTGCTGAAGATGTGGAAGAACTGCAAGCCGTGATGAGTGCAATCAGCGCACAAGAAGAATAATGGAGAGACAACAGCCTCTCCATTATTTTTTTACCATGTATGTGTGTTCTCGTCGCCCCAGGCATCGTCAGCCGTCAGCGACACACTCCGGCCGGCACCCATGATGCCACCTGAATAGACCGTCGTAAGATTTTGGGCGAATCGAACAGATGGCATCGATACAGAACCAAGCAGAGACTCTTCATTGCCAATCAGCCGCACGTCGATGTCCGTCTGCCAGTCGGAGGCAAGCGACAGGCCAAAGAATGAAGCCGTGAGCTGTCCTTGCGTGCCTATATACGAAGCGGGGATAGTGACAGACCTCACCTGTCGGCGGGCATCCGTACCTTCGCCCGTCTGCACGTCGATGCCGTAGTACCACGTCGCGGGTTCCACCTCCAGACGTGCCATCTGTGTCGTGATCTCGTCAGTGATGCCGATACGCAGACGGGTGGCGACACGTTTCAGTGTGACCGACTGCGTGGCAGAGGTGGCCGGTTGTACATCCACCGCCAGTGTCTCCCAGAACGTATCGCTCGGCTTCTCCCACGAGATAGTGGGAGCCGTCACCGTAGGGTCTGTGCCGCGTGAAGCTACGAAGCAGAGACGGTGTTCGCCGTAGTCCATCGAGAGTGTCAGCGCGTCGAAGCCTTCAGTCTTGTGGATGGTTTGTTTTAATTCATCGCCCACGTAATCGAACAGCCAGAGGTCGGTGATGTTCAGTTCCTGGAGCGTCGCACGGGTGCCGCCACGTTCCTCGCCGAAGGTGAACGTCACCGTCTTTGATTGCATCGAGTCTGCCGGTGTCATCCCTACCGTCAGTTCACCCATCATCTCATGCTCACCACATGCCGTCAGCATCAAGGCCGCTGACAAAGCCATCATAAATCTTTTCATAGTAATGTTGTTTTTGATAGTTTATATTTAAGGGAGGCCGGCACGCATCACCGGCCTTTGTCCTTTCTAATCAATCGAGCCGTTTGATATAGACGTAGCCAACAAAAAACTTGTGGCCGTCCGTCTCATCTTCGCACGCCTCAATGAAGGCTATGCAGCGGTAGGGAAATTCGTTGGCAGTCAGTCAGCACACCATCTCAGTCTGCCCACTTTGGATATATCCGAGATGGTGACTGTCTTCGGCCACAATCTTGATAGCATCAGGGTCAAACTCGTTGTCAGGCTCAGGCACCAGTGCGCACTCGACGCGCCCGACATAGTGGCTGATGCCCTGTCGGTGGTTGATGCCTGCAATCTTCAGGATGCGGAGATTGTCGTAGATACTGAGCCAACCGCCATCGTCGCGGCGCTCCGGCAGTGGTCCATGATATTCGTTGCGTTTAATAGAATCCACCGTCAGCATGTCGCCAACGATTTCGGCCTGAATGATAGCTTGGATGCGGCGCGTCTCATTTTTAAGATCTGCCAGAAGATTGTCCGCTTTTTGATCGTTGGCATATTTCTCTTCAGCAAGACGTTTCTGGATTTGCTCATAACTCTCGTTTTTACGGCTTACATACAGACAGATGGAGAGCACAATGACTGCAAAAATAATTAATAGTGCCATAGTTTTAATATTTTAAGGGTTAGACATATTTTGCAATTTTTCAGCGACATTGGCAAACTCTTCATGCACGCTTTCGGCCATCACCTTTGCGTATCGCTGCGTCTGTCGGATGTTGGTATGACCGAGCATTCGGCTCACGTTCTCAATCTTGGCCCCATTGCGCAACATCCAGGTGGCAAAGGTGTGACGAGCGAGGTGGGAGTGCAGCGGTATCTTGATGCCGGCACTCATGCCAATCGCCTTCAATGCGCGGTTGTAGATGTGGTTCTCTATCTGCGGAGTCTTCATGCCATATTTCTCAATCACACGGATGGCTGGCGGTAACAGTTGTGAGACGTATGCCACGCCCGTCTTGATGCGTTCACCGATGTGCGTATAGGCGTCTCCATCCTTGCGGTACTGAGTGATGTCGAAGGCTTCGGCATCGGAGTACGACAAGCCGGTGTACATCTGAAACACGAAAAGGTCACGCGATTGGCGCAGCAGGTCATCGTCTGGAATCTCCATACTTTCGATGGCCTGCATCTCATTTTCGGTCAAATATTCGACATTCTCACGATCGCCACGTTTGAACTTACCTCGCAGCAGCTCGTAGGGGTTGCGCTCAATCTTTGAGAATGTCACGGCACGATTGAGGAGGGCCTTCAGACTTCGATGGTATTTGAAAACCGCCGAGTCTATCAGCGTCGAGCCATCTTTCTTTTTTCGATGATGCAACCATGCGTCGAAGGCGCAGATGTTCTCGGCAGTCACATCCTGCCACCGTTGTATTTCACCGAACTCGTGCAAACGATGAGCAAGGGTGCAGTATTGTTTCTTGGTGCCATAAGCCACCGTTAGCTGCTCGACCTGCTTCTCAACCCATTCCAAGAACTTCGGTTCAACCGATGCAGCCTCTTTCACTGGCCACACTTTCGCCTTCAGGGTCTCTGTGCTGATAGGTTCACCAGCCTTGATGCAGCGGTTCGCCTCACGATCTACAATCTCATAGATGATGGCCAGCCGCTCATTCAGCATGGGCGCATCAGGCCGATTGACCACCATGCCGGCCTTCCATTCTTTTTCGCGTACCCGCACGCCTGTACTTATGTAATATGCGCGACGCGCGATGGTCACCCGCACCTCGATAGTTCCAGTACCTTCAGTCTTCGCCCGCTTTTTTCTGTCGTATATAATTTTAGTTGTTATCATATTTTTGTTTTATTAACTTATGGGACTTAAATGGGACTTAAAAGGGATTTCTTTCGAACTTGAATAAAATGTTTTACCCTGCGCTGTTTTGAGGTAAAACAGCGGTAAAACATTTCGTTAAATATCGGTACATTTCGTAACATTTTGTATTTCTAAGTTTAAATTTAAAGTATCGCAAATCCCCCGTAAATACGCGGAGGCCCTCTATTTTCGGGCATCCCGCCGTGTTTTACCAAGTGATTCCGTCGGGACTCGTTTAAAAGTTGATAAAAGTGCGATATATAGAAGGTTAACGGCATGGTATCAGGTGATGCGAAGTAAAACAATGGTAAAACATTGCACACGCACCACGATATTAAGGTTGTTATTATGATATATGTATAAAGCATATTATTTCTTTTTCTTCGATTTTGCCTTATTCATTTCTTTGAGAGCCTTCTTTACGACTTCATCTGCGACGACCTGGTGTCCATGGATGAAACCTTCAGGAACTATGCCAGCATAGTGAGCACCTTTGCCGGCGACGACATTCGGAATGGGGATTTTTATGACTGGCTCGATACTGTCAGGCATGTCGTTCACGAATGTCGGTGATTGTGGTGCGACCACGCTGTATGAGCTGACGAGCATCGATACTTGGTTCTTCATCAACTCGATGCCTTCAATGGCTGCTTCCAGTTTGGTGGTCAGCGTCTTGTTTTCCTTTCGCGTTTCCCGTAGTTCGGTTATCAGTGCATCATTTTGTTTGCGTGAAATCACGAGCTCAGCACCCAGCGAGTCGTTGTATTCCTTCGATTTCCTGAGTTCCGACAGGAATGTCTCATTTTTATCTTTCGAGTCGCGAAGCTCACCTATCAGCTTTTCGCACTGACGCTCCAGTAACTCATTGCGGGTTGACATCCTGACGGCTTCATCGAAGAGCTTTTGAACATAGTCGGGGATTGCAGGCTGCTGCGGTGTTGGAGCAACTTCTTGCGGTTTGTCAAACACAAGCCTCTCTTCAGGGTGCTGCTTATAATAGGCCAAATCTTCCATCAGCATGCAATGAGGGTCTTCGCCTCGAAAGTATGCCATATTAAAGATACCACCAAACGCTTCGTTCATTAAGCGCAGGGTTTTGTCGGAGACGGTGCGGCCTCCGTTTATCACGCGGGATAGGGATGGCTCAGTGATACCGATTTTCTCGGCCAATTCTTTCTGGCTACCGACTTTCTTTTCCCTGAAAAGATAATCGACGGCAACTTTGAACAACTCATTCTTCAATTTCTTGTCCATAATTATCCACAATTAGCCACTCTTATTCTTAATAATCCTTAAATCTTAACCGAAATTACCCAATATTGTCTTGAGTTTCCAATTAAGTTTGTATATTTGCACCCGAAAGCAAGCAAGTAACGCAACGGGGCATAGAAATAGCCGTCAGACGTTTGACCGTCTTTTCAACAAAGGCGCTTTCAGATGTAAGCGGCACTTTGCAAAACACTTTGGCGAGTGTATGGGTTGCAAATATACAATTTCTTTTGCCTCGTTGTGCGAAAGCAAGCAAAAGTTTAAGATTAATTAAAGGTAATTATGGTTATTGACAAAGTTACAAAAGAGATTCTGATGAAGTTCAGCGTTGGCGACCAGAAGGTCTTCACGATGCCGAACTACAACAAGGCTCGCAGTGCTCAGAGTTATGCCAACCAGCTGAAGAACGACAAGGACACCTACGGCTGGCAGTTCAAGGCCATCATCGGTGATCCCATCGAAGGCACGATGGCTCGTAGTCTCACAATCACACGTTTGGCATAATGGACAGGCAGCTGAAGTCAGAGATAGTGGCGACGGTGAAGCGGTCGGTGGCTGAAGCGATGGAGGTCTATCATGAACGCTGGCTGACCGACAAGGAGATGTCGCAATACATCAGCGTGATGACACAACGATGGCTTAGAGATCACGGGCACATGCTCCCACGGCAACAAGCAGGATGGATCGACAAGAATGGTGTTGAACACGTGACATCGTATCTCTACCCGCTGCACCAGATACAGGCGATGATGGCCGACGGCAGAATCAAGGAACTAAAAGAAAAGAACATAGGTTAACGGTATAACAATATTTCAAGTTCAAACAGACAGCGGCGGCTGTGGTACATCTTTTCATAGGATTTTTTTAGTTAAACATTTTTGTATTTATTTCACCCAGCCCGCCGCGAGGTGCGCTGGTTTTCTAAAACAAAGAGCAATCAGGATAGACATATTGGGAAGGTTGGCTGAGTGGACGAAAGCACCTCACTGCTAACGAGGCAAGCGGCAAAACGCTTCGGGAGTTCGAATCTCTCACCTTCCGCAAATGATGAAAGGAGATACGTTCTTTGACATGTTGCACAAACAAGACTGACAGCAGGGCGGTGGTTCCAGCCGCTGCACACCTGAGCGACAATGGTTGCGATGACGGAGTGGAGTGTTGTCAGTGTCGGAGGCCACAAGCAGCCCCGATGTCGAGGAACGGACTACAGAGACTAAGATTAACGGGATGAGCTGAAACGCCCTCCTGTCGGTGGCGGCTTGATACGCCACATTGTTAAACATAATGGCGCAGAAAATCCGCTGCGCATGATAATGGTAAGGTTTGTCGTGAAGCTAAGTTGGCAAAGCGTCGCATTATTGCGGAGGTCGCAGGTTCGAACCCTGCCACGGCAACAATTTTACATACCTAACAGCTTTAAATTTTGGTTTTTTACCTATAATCCTTTCAGCTGCCCCGCCGTGAGGCTCGGCAGTTTTTCACGAAGACATTTATTCACTAAAATATCCTATCATATGCAAAAGAAAAGTCTTATTGAAGACGAAGAGATTAAGATGATCTTTCGTCAGATTGGTTTCGGTGCCGCTCTCGGCACCGCGTTTTTGATGGCCATCTACTTTGGTGGACTCGTCGCCAAACTTTGCAGCGAAATGTGATGTACGACTTACAAGAAGATGCACTATTCGGTCACGACGGGCGGCACATGCCAAGTCCATTCCCGCAGCTATTGACAGCGAGAGGGTGGGGCAACAGTCACGCCCGCCTTGCTTACTCGCAGATGAACCGTCAGCAAGACGACAACATGAGCGAGTACGCCGTGAGGACAATCGGCATGCTTCCGAAAGGTTATGTCATCGTGAGCGACGACACCGTAGGCTACGACAGCGAGACAGCCTTCCTCGTTGGTCATCATCGTGTGGCCATTCCCGTGAAGGATTTCGCCAGGAGCCGACGGCTGACCATTCGTGAGCAATGGGAACTGCTGAATCCTCGCTATGTCGGCACCTACTTTCGCAACGACTACGACAGCTGCCGGAGCTCTCGGCCAGACTTCGACGAAGCCTATCAGGAGGCTATCACGAACGGCACCGACGCGCAGTTCATCGCTCAGTTCTGGACACCCTCGCGAGAGCACGAGGCTGCAATCGACAGACTGCGACGGCGACTTGATGCACTCGAAGACCAGCGCATGGAACTGAAGACCCGCGTGAGCCATTGCCGTGGCAAGGTTCGTCAGATCAAGAGTGACATCGCCTATCAGCGAATCGGTATATACGACAATATCCAGAAGAGCCTGATGATGGCCGAGGCCGATTTGGAAAACTCCAATCACGACTACTACGCCCTGCTGGAGAAGATTGACAAGATTGAAAGATTTCTCAAAAACTACACATTGTAATCACAAAATAAAATTAGTATCAATATGGAATTAGAAGGAAAAATCTCGGTGGTGATGCCAGCGGCAAGCGGTGTCAGCCAATCAACCGGCAACCAGTGGATGTCACAGGAATATGTGATGGCATACTATTGGTTCCCGAATCAGACAAACCCCTCGTATATCGTGCTGCGCGTCTTCGGTGAAGACAGGATCAAGCAGTTCAATCTGCAACAAAACGACGAGGTGCGCGTGCGCTTCCACATCGAA